CATATAGAACCCAAACACTACTGATATCTAAAAATTTTTTGTATATTTGCATATGAACTACTCGGTAACAATAGAGAACCGTATATCTATAGGCTTCGCATTAGGTTGGAGTTACTATGGTAGGAACGAGAATTATGATTACGGAGAGTTAACATTGTATATAGGTTTAATAAGTTTAAAGATAAGGTATGAAAGAATTTAAGTATAAGAGTATGGGTGGTCTGACCGTTGAGGGTGGAAGGCTTATCAACGACCGTCCAAATGATATGACGGGTATTGCTCAGGGAGTTATGTTGAAAAAGACAATACACCGAGCCAAGAAGATTAGTATGATTGCTGATGGAATTGAGCTTGCAGAGATGCGGGAAGGTATCTATAAGATGTAGATTAGTACGATTGATTGATTTTGATTTAGAGAGGAGACTGATTATCTCCTCTTTTTTTTTGTTTAATAATGTTGACTTCGGTCTAATAATGTTATAATAATGCTGATTTAATGTTGTGTAACTATCTGACTATCAGTGGTAGTGTTAACAATGTTAAGTTTTTTAACTATATAGGGGAAAAAAAAATAAATAAATAAAAGTAGTAGTAGTAGTAGTAGGAGATATAAAAATCAACATTGTATATATATTGCAATAATTTACTATCTTTGAAAAAAAAATAATTAAACTAAATTCATTATGTCAGATATAGGATACACCCCTAAACATTTATTGTTTAATGAGGAGGGTAGGGATAAGCTTTACTCAGGTATAAAGAAACTATCCTCAGCAGTAAAGAGCACACTAGGACCATCAGGTCAGACGGTCTTAATAGAATCACCACAGCACACGCACGGAATAACGGTGACTAAGGATGGTGTCACTGTAGCAAAGGCTGTATCACTTATAGACCCCACAGAGAACTTAGCTGTACGTATGATGCGTGAGGCGGCAGACAGGACTGCTACCCAAGCAGGTGATGGCACGACAACGGCTATCGTACTAACGGAGGCACTTGTTATGGGAGGTGCAGAGCTTATAGTGGATGGTGTCAACAAGACGCAGGTGCTTAGGGACTTGGCAGGAAAGACCAAGACCATAGTAAAGAACTTAAAATCACACAGCCGTAAGGTAACAAAGAAAGCCCTTAGGGACGTAGCCACTATCTCAGCGAACAACGACCCCCACATTGGTGGTATCATAGCTAATGTATATAAGGAGCTAGGCAGCAACGGTGTCGTAACGGTTGACAAGTCACAGACATCCGAGACGTACTACGAGGCTACCAAGGGACTAAAGATTGACCGTGGGTATGAGAGCCCGTTATTTGTTAACAACCAAAAGAATGATGAGTGCATACTTGAGGATGTATATATACTTGTGAGTGACGCACCGATTGACAATATACTGAACATAGAGAATGTGCTGCGACCTGTGATAAAGGACGGGAAGAGGCTATTGATTATAGCACCAACCTCAGCCAATGTGGTGAACACCTTAGCGGCTAACGTTATGAAGAGCGACTTAAAGCTATGCACAATAGGACCACCATCATTTGGGTACAGGCAACACGAGCTTATGCAGGACATATCTGTGAGTGTTGGTGCGACGTACTTCTCTGAGAAGACAGGCGACGACCTCAGCCTTATGACTGTGGATGACCTAGGGCACGCTGCACGCGTGATAGTCGGTCGTGAGTCCACTGTTGTGATAAAGGACGCTGACACATCTAGTGATGCGATTGATGAGCGAGTATCACAGCTAAAGGACTCGTTAAAGATACAGAGCAAGAAGGCTGATAAGGATTTTATACTATCACGTATAGCCTCATTAACAGGTGGTGTTGGTGTCATCTACGCAGGTGGTAACACTGACCTAGAACAGAAGGAGCTATATGACCGTATTGATGATGCTGTGTGTGCGGTACGCTCAGCATTAGAGGAGGGCATACTCCCCGGTGGTGGCATAGCCCTACATAATGAGTCTGTGCTACTTGACGACAGCATAGCAGGAAAAATATTAGCTCGTGCACTACGTACCCCATCTATGCAGATAGCTGAGAATGCAGGCATCAATGGCTTTGTACACCACCAAAACAAGCCATATGAATTTGGGTTGGACATAAAGACAGGCAAGTATGGTAATATGTATGAGATGGGAATCATTGACCCACTTAAGGTCACGCGTACCGCGTTAGAGAATGCGGTGTCCGTTGCTGTGACGATATTGTCAACCAACGCTATTATAACAATGGCACGAACATACGAGGACAGATGATGTGTCCAAGATGTAATACCAATCTAATATGGGGCAGTGACTTTGATGCTGAAGATTATGGTATAGAACAGGATGGGATAGTATCTATTTACACCTGCCCTGATGATAAATGCAATATCATTGTGACGATTTACGATTTGTTCGACGACGAGGAACTAACTTAAGAAATATTATGAGACCAATAGGAAGATACATACTAATAGAGAAGATTGCCCAAGAGATTAAGACTGACTCAGGGCTGATACTATCTGCTGATGATGCCTCGCAGCTACGATACCACAAAGGTAAGGTGGTGGCGGTAGGCACTGACGTGGAACATATAAGCCCTGACGATATCATATACTATGACTCACGAGCAGGGTACACAATGGTGATAGATGAAAGGCAGCTTACTGTTATAAGTCAGAGTGATATCGTTGTTGTCTTGTAAAGGCATTTATACTCTTTATAAAATTCCTGTACACCTTATCGGTGTACGAGACATTCTTAGCGAAGAGGGGGTTCGCTCCCTCTAGCTCAGATATCTCCTCTCCCTCAAGCTTTTTATATATTGACGTAAGCATACGCTTAGTTTTGTATGTGAGTTGGTATAGTGCCTTCCTCTTGCCTTGGCGTTTTCTAAAGACCTGTATCCAACCTTCCTGCCTTAGTTTCTCAAACCTATTCTTGTCCCACGATATAAGCTCATCAAACTCACCGAACTTATCCTTTGAGAAGTATTCCTCACTCCTAAGGAATAGCAGCATCTCAAGGTCAGGTGTTGATATTCCGTACTTTGCTTTGGTATAGTACCTAATGACCCTCCAATATTTTAGATAATCTTTCATTAAAAAAATAATGATTAAATTTGTATTTAACAAATATAAGAAATTATGGCAAATTCTAGTAAACCAATAGATGATAATATCAAAAAAACGGAGATGGAAAAAGAGGTGAAGCCGGGTGTTAATGACGCTATAACCTTTAGAGATGAACAAATTAATTATTGGAAGGAACGAGCAAAGGACAACAAAGGTAATGGTGGACCACGAAAGACATCAGGCACAGGGGGTGCATTAAATTTTGGTGGGTCTGTTCTTGGGAGAATCAAGCGCACATACAGTAAGGATAAGAATCGTGTTGTGACGAAAGGAAGTTAATGGATGGCGACCAAGACAAAGATGAAGTGCAATCGGGTTATGAAATCTGACAGGGCAGGGAAGAAGAAGATGGTCAAGGCGTGTTCAGGTGGTGATGAGAAGCTCATTCATTTCGGCGCTACAGGATATGGTCACAACTACTCTGCTGCTGCACGTAAATCATTCAAGGCTCGTCACAAGTGTGACACTGCAAATGACAAGCTAACTGCAAGGCATTGGTCGTGTAAGAATCTTTGGGCAGGTGAAGGAGGCTCTACCAAGTCAAGTCCGAAAAATATAAAAGGAAAATATTAGTATCTTTGCAAAAGAAATAAATAAAAAGTTATGAGAGATTTAGGTACACCACTAGCTCCAACATTTGGAGGCGGTGAAAAAAAGAAAGAGAAATCTGAAAAGGTTCTTTACAAGTCTAAGGTGGCTATGGACGAGGGAAGAATGAAGAAAGAGCATAGGCTTCGTAAGAGGGCTGCAAGTCTTGAAGACAAATCTATCAAAAAAGATTTGGGTAGAAAAGAATATAAAAAAATTAAGATATGAAATATTCAAGAGATTTATCAAAACCACTAGCTCCAACTTTTGGTGATGAACCCAAGAAAAGAAAAAACGCACCGACTCCACAAGAGATTCAAGCTGCAAGACAGAAAAGATTAGACAATAAACTTGAAAGGAAAAAAACTAAAGCTGCTATTGCAGAGGTAAAGTCAGAGACACGAGATTCTAACCACTCTAATAGAAGGAATGGTAAAAAAGAGCATATTGAACATAGAAGAAAAATGGAAGTAATTGAAATGAACAGAAACTAATGGGGAGATTATTAGAAAGATTCGGCTTATGGATTCAAGCTACTTGGTTAAGTGCCAAGCTTCGTTGGAACAGATTTATTATTCGTCTAACATTCAAAGATAAATGAAGTCAAAAGGATTAGGTGATACAATAGAAAAAATAACAAAGGCTACCGGAGTGAAGATGGTGGTCGATAAGATAGCATCTGTAACAGGGAAAGATTGTGGGTGTAAAAAAAGACAGGACGCATTAAATAAGGCGGTACCTTATAAAAAATAAATTATGGCATATCAAAAATTACAGGCAGGCTTAGCATTGGAAATTATTCCAAGCGCGATAGCCATACCTAACCCTGCATACGGCTCAACGCTTACAGGAACAAACGACGTACTACTAGCGTCAAACCTTGAGGACACTACCGCAGATTTTATTACAGCAGGAGTCTCCGTGGGTGATGTAGTGTACAACACTACTGACGGCACAACCGCATCAGTTACAGTAGTTGTATCAGCAACAGTATTAACATTATCTGCTGACATCTTCTTGGCTACAGCAAAGTCATACAAAGTTTTTGCAGGGGCATCTATGTCCCCTCAGAACGGGTGTGTGCTATATGTAGGCACAGGAGGCGACGTTGTTGTCGAGACGACATCAGGCAGTCAGGTAACATTTAAGAATATTGCAAACGCTCAGTTTATGCCTGTCCAAGTATTAAAGGTATTGGCTTCAACGACCGCAAGTGACATAATAGCACTTTGGTAATATGGCTATATCAATAGCAATATCGAACTCTATAGGAGCACGAGATAACGCACCTTCAGGTGGCGGTGGATTCGTATGGGTCAACTCTGAGGCTGAGGCGTACTATAACGCTGTTACTGTCGCTAATGGCGGTGATGTAGACACTGTAGCCCTGTATGGTCAGACTCTTAATGATACAAAGCAGGCTATTGATACTAGGGTTACAGACCTTAAGACGGCAGGTGTATTCACAAAGCTAGTTAGGGACTATCCATTCTTCGGTGGCACGGCAGACACACACGCTATAAACGGTATGAATGCAGCTACGGAGCTATTATATTTCGGCTCACCTACACACACAAACCTTGGATTGGTTACAAATGGTGCAGGTCAGTACGCATCTATGAATAACTCCTTTAGCGGAGAGGTCCCGTCCTCTATTGATTGGGCAATTGGTGTTGACACTAACTCAGTAAACAGTAAGATAATGATGGGGTCTAGGGATGCTTCAAATATAGGCGCAGCAATACGCTACAGGTTATCAACACTTATTGGGTACGCCACTAACTCAGGTCTTACAGTATCTCCTGCCATATCATCTATAGGTGACAGTTTTTTAGTTTTATCTCAAGCGGATGAACCAACGGCTAGGTTGTATGTGGATTCATTAGAGATATCAACATCATCATCATCAGGTCTTATACCAACAACATTCCCATTTTTCATAAACGCGTGGAATAACTCAGGCGGTGCAATAGACGCTGTGAGTGGGAGCACTAAGTTCTCCTTTGTCTCATCAGGTCTATCATCAGGAGATGTGTCAAACCTTAACACAATTAATAACACATTCCAAACATTCCTAGGGAGATGACATATATAAGAGCTATAGTATTAACCGAGCAGTTTGCTTTAGATAATAATGGAGAGATAAATGACAGGAACGTATTCTCATACTTTATGACGTATGAGGGTGGGTACTATTGTAACGAGAATTATACAGTTACTAACCCTGCTATATTTTATGGGTTTCCGATTGAGTATGCTGATATTGACTTGAATGATATAGTAACGGATGAACCTGTTATATTGTAGGTTGTGGAACTAGAAAATTTAAGCATATCTATATATATGATGGTTGCTATAATCTCAGGTGTTATTAGTGCGTTAGGGATGTGGTTTAATCTTAAAGGAAGGGTAGATATGTATAAGTCAGATATAATGAATTTAAAACAAGAGGTTCTCAATGATAGGGTTGAATTAACTGCACTAAAGGATATTGTTGAAAAGAACAGGGAGAAGACTGCTGACACTATGTTCATACTCAAGGAGGAGATGAGTCAGATGGAGATTAGAATTATCAAGGAGATACATAGCTTAGCAAAACAAAGATGAAAGAAAAAGGAGTATTAAAGAAATGGTTAAAGGAGAACGGTAAGAACGCTTTAGGCAACATCTTAGACACTATTGGGGAATCAACAAGTATTCCGTTTGCTAGTAAATTAATAGAAGGTATAGGTGAGAGTTTAATGGACGACCCTGAGCTTACGTCAGAACAAAAAGAGCAGGCTACTGAGATTATAAAGATGGAGCTTAGAGAGCTTGAGATAATAGAGGAAAACCTTACAGCTAGATGGGTAGCCGACGTTGGGAGCGACAGCAAGCTTGCAAAGAACGCAAGACCATTAACGTTACATTTCATTAGCTTATTATTACTGTCATATTTCGTGACAGCATATTTCGGAATTTATTTACCTAGCGAATACACAAGCCTGTTAATCGTGATAGTGCCTACAGTATATGGGGGTTACTTCGCGTTAAGGGAGTTTGGAAAACATTCACAAAGAAAAAATGTAAAATGAGAGATATAGAATACATTGTTATTCATTGTGCAGCAACAAAGCCATCAATGGATGTTCCAATTGAAAGGGTTAAGAAGTGGCATTTGGATAGGGGTTGGTCAGACATTGGCTATCATTATTATATTACAAGAGATGGAAAAATTAATAAAGGAAGGGATTTAAGTATTATTGGTGCGCACGTTATAGGGTACAATAAAAACAGTATTGGGATATGCTACGAAGGTGGTATCAATGAGGAAGGTGAACCTGAAGATAATAGAACTCCTGAACAAAAGAAAGCATTACTCAAAGTTGTTAAAGTTTTAAAATTTGTTTTTAAAAATGCAGTTGTTCAAGGTCACAGAGATTTTCCCAACGTAAATAAGGCGTGTCCATCATTTGACGCGAAAACCGAATATATAGATATATAGATATTGATTTTTTATTTTACTATCTTTGTATTAAATAAAATTAAATAAAATGGATAAGTTAACAGATGAAGAGCTTATATTGATTCAGTCAATGCTAAGTAAGTTTAACCAAATGAAGATGCAAATCGGAGATGCAGAAATGCAGAAAATGATTATCATTGATAAGGTTGACGAATTAAAAAAAGAGTACGAAAAAATAGAAAAGGACCTTGCTGATAAATATGGGGCTCAGGCACAGATAAACGTTCAGACAGGTGAGGTTGTAAAAAAATAGAACAGATGGGAAAGATAAGCACGTATGCAATAGACGGAACACCTACGGTTACAGATAAAGTAATAGGGACAGATGTTAGTGATAGCAATATAACAAAGAACTACACGATTGGTGATATACTAGGTTTGGCAACTGCCAACACTCTACAGGCTGTTTTAGATACGGGCAACACATCTACGACGCCATATGATATAACTACGGGTTCGTCTTACTCTGAGATTGATAGGTTAAAAGTTAAGTCACAGGGTGACCTAACATTTAATGGTACGCTTACTGACTCATTAGGTATAATAAACGACGGGACAAAAGTTTTAGGCTCAGATGCTTTAGGTCTTCCGCTATGGGTTACAGCAGCCTCACCATCAATAGTCCAAGTTCTTCACGCCTCTTCCCCTTCAAATCAATCTCCCGGTGGGCTTGATACTGTGCTTCAGGTAAACTTTGGTTCAGGCACAGGAACAGGCTTAGACCCTGTTATGGTATCGGCAATTGGTGATATAACATTTAATGATGTAGGGGTTTATTTTGTAAACGCAGTAGGCTACCTATCACGAGTAGGTTCATCAGGCGGTATATCATCTATGCTATTCAGGTCTTTAGTAGACGGCTCACAGGTTAATTCTATAGGTGCTGTATCTTTACCAACAGTAGGGGTTACAATACCTGAGACATTATCATTCCCTATAAGAATAACAACGCCCGGGACGGTGTTAACATTTGAGATTCTTAGGGATAGCTCAGGCGCGAACCAAGGGGGTCTGTACCCTACGTCCACACTAAGTTCTTGGGATGACGCTCCGTCATCTGCGATTACTATTTGGAAGTTAGGATAAATAAATATAATGGACATAAGAAAGGTATCTATCGGCTCAGACTATAAATCCTCTATGCACTACATAGTAGGGCAGGAGGTACTTAATGGTACCTACATTATTCACCTTATCAAGAGAGATTCTACAAGAGATTCTATAGTTATATATATTCAGGGTAATAGTGAGATAATAATGTGGAAAGAGTTTACGGCATCTATGCCCGCGTCTATTGAATATAACATTAATTTTTAAATGGCATCCGACCTACCGACTCCTATGTGGAGTGTATAGGTTGTGGCTCGTAAATATAATATGAAATCACCAAACTCGTTTATTGCAAAGCCTGTAAAAGGAAGGCGTTACAATAACACAAAGAAGATAGGTAGTGTTGACCTTATAATAAGTACGTCCCAAGAAGACTACAGGTTTTCCAATAGAGGAGCTGAGGTTATATCTACACCCTTAGGGTATACAGGACCAATAGAGATAGGTGACATATTATTGGTACACCATAACGTATTCAAGTATTACAATGACATTAAGGGGAATCAGAGGAGCGGAAAGAGCCACTTCAAGGATGACCTTTTCTTTATAGATATAGACCAATTCTTTATGTATAAAAATAAAGACGGATGGAATGCCTATGATAGATACTGCTTTGTAAAGCCTGTGCCTGTTGAGGAGTCTTACATATATAAGCCTATATCTGAAGAGCCTCTTGTAGGTGAGATGGTATACCCTAACGCGTACCTCTCTAGTAAGGGGATAGAATCGGGAGATAGGGTGTCATATAAACCTGAGAGTGAGTATGAGTTTGATGTGGACGGAGAGAAGATGTACAGGATGTATGACCATCAGATAACAATGGTTATATGAAAGATAAGTATATTTATTGGGGTGATGATTGGAATGAGGACATCCCATCAAATCTAATCAAAAAGAAAAAAAGAATTAATAATGAGTTTAAACAAAGAGACAAAGCTAAAGATAATAAAGGCGGGTCACAAAGCTGTGGAACAATTGATAAGGGTAGCGGAGGAGGCGATTATTAAGCACGACCCTGAGGATGATATATCAGCAGACAGATTAAAGAATGCTGCTGCTACTAAAAAGCTTGCCATATTTGATGCGTTTGAAATATTAAATAGAATAGAGTCAGAGCGTGAGGCTATAGATATCGCAGAGCGCGGTGCTAGTAGAACTGATACAAAGCAAGGGTTTGCAGAACGAAGAAGTAAATAGCTTATACAGGGTATTGGTGAATCCCATACCAAAGAATGTAATGGTGAATAAGAACAAGGCTAAGTCTTGGGATTATGGTTACAACAGTAAGTATGATATTATAGTAATATCAAAGACAGGCAAGATTGGTGATATCGTTTTGATATCAGGAATTAAGATAGCCCTACCGCCCACGCCTATAAAGTGTCTTCAAAGACACAAAACAAATTCAGAACAGTATTGGGAGAGATTAGATATGCCTGAAGAGCTAGGTAAGATAAAATCTATATTCCAATGGAACACTATGCCATCTGAGTTCAAGGATAGATGGGTTGACTATATAGAGGAGGAGTTTGATAGGAGAGAGCAAGGTGTATGGTATAAGAATAACGGTGTGCCTACTTATGTGACGGGTGCTCATTATATGTACCTTCAGTGGACATCTATTGATATCGGCTACCCTGACTTCCGTGAGGCTAATAGAATACTTTATATATTTTGGGAGGCTTGTAAGGCAGATAAGAGAGCATTTGGTATGATATACCTGAAGATTAGGCGTTCGGGATTCTCCTTTATGAGCTCCTCGGAATGTGTTAATACAGGAACATTAGTTAAAGACGCACGTATTGGCATACTATCAAAGACAGGTGGGGATGCAAAGAAGATGTTTACAGATAAGGTTGTCCCTATAAATAATGGGCTACCATTCTTCTTCAAGCCGGTGATGGATGGTATGGATAGACCGAAGACGGAACTCGCGTATAGAGTACCTGCATCAAAGATTACAAAAAAGAATATGTTTAACATTGAACAGGATGAGATTCAAGGGTTAGACACAACGATAGATTGGAAGAATACAGATGACAACTCATATGATGGGGAGAAGCTGTTGCTTCTTGTGCACGACGAGAGTGGTAAATGGACTAAACCTAATAACATCCTTAACAATTGGCGTGTTACAAAGACCTGCCTTAGGTTGGGTAGCAAGATAATAGGTAAGTGTATGATGGGCTCTACATCTAACGCATTAGACAAGGGCGGTGATAATTTTAAAAAGCTTTATACGGACTCAAGCATTACAACTCGTAACGTAAACGGTCAGACTAAGAGCGGTATGTATTCACTATTCATTCCTATGGAGTGGAATATGGAGGGCTTTATAGATATATATGGAGCCCCTGTGTTTAGAAAGCCTGAGATACCTGTACTTGGTGTGGATGGGATGATGATTGATAACGGGGCTATTGACTATTGGGATGCTGAGGTTGATTCATTAAAGAATGACCCTGATGCTTTGAATGAGTTCTATCGTCAATTTCCAAGGACTGAGTCACACGCATTCAGAGATGAGAGTAAGAGTTCCATATTTAATCTTACAAAGATATATCAGCAGATAGATTATAACGACTCATTAATAATGGAGCACCATCTTACGCGCGGTGATTTAAGTTGGAAGAACGGTATAAAAGATACTGAGGTAGAGTTTAATCCAAACAAGAGTGGTAGGTTCTATATCTCTTGGACACCTGAGAAGAGATTACAGAATAGGGTGATAATCAAGAATGGATTGAAGTATCCGGGCAACGACCACATAGGCGCGTTCGGCTGTGACTCCTATGATATATCAGGTGTTGTTGGTGGTGGTGGCTCTAATGGTGCGCTCCACGGAAAGACAATGT